TTTATGCCACGGTGTAGATTTGCGAATATTATGATCTTCATAAAACGTGACATGATCATCGTCGCGAATCAGATCATAAAGTTCTTCAGGCAAGTTTGGATCAAATTTCTTTTGTGTATATCTTTCACCATGACAGGCAAACTCGATGTCGCCTTCCTCGGTTACAAATGCAAGTCCTGAATCGTGAAAGTATTCTGAATAACCACAATATCTCATAACTTAAATAATCCTAATATGCCTGGCTTGTGTCTATTCCTATGTACAGCAGAATACATCCAGTATTTTTGCTCGTATTTTGGATCGTACATGCCTTCTTTTTTTAATGCTTCTTGTACGCCAAAGTGTTCTAAATTATCCATTAGTATATATTTCACCTTTGGAAAATGTAAAGCATGCTTTATATCATGTCTAACTATACCCTGTCTATGACTACCATCAATATAAACAAAATCTATATCTTCATCAATATTAAGTATGTGACTAGATTCAAATGGCATATTAAGAAATGCAAATCTATTACCATATATTTTAAAACCTAATGCGGCCTCATATGACACCATATTAGGATCAAATGAATATAATATTTCAAGTTGATCAAAATGATCAAACATCATTGAGGTGGAGTGTCCAACAAACATTCCAACCTCAACAACTCTTTTAGGTTTGACTATTTCATTCACTTCACGAAAAACGTTACGAACGGTCTCATCCAAAGGTAAGGATCCCCAACCCATACGAACAAGACCGTTTTTATGTTTTTTATAAACGTATTTTTGAAAATCACTATCCAGGGGATCGATGAGCTTCACGCACAATCTCCTTAGCCAATTCAAGTGCAGTATGATATCCTGGTCTCATACCATTCGATCCACGACCATATCGAATAAACCAACGAAGATTTTCAAGTGTACCTTGATATCTAATATCAGGTAGTTTAAGATCTTTTACAAGTTCTTCCCAATCAGTACGCATTGTTAGGATTGTAGCAATGGTAGACATCTTTATCCCTTTCTATCCAGCACTATGTTTTAAATGAGTTAAAAGTCTGTTTACATTTACCCAGTCTTTTTTAACATTCATCACAACCATATCACACTTATGATCTGATGCATGTAACTTGTGCATTTTCCTAGTGTCTACATAGTAGACATGATTAGGTAATGGCACATATTTTTTCTCATCTACTTCCCAATGTAAAGACATTGGAGTTTGACTTCCTAAAAAAGCAATTAGCCTAAACGTAGGTCTTGATAAATTGAAATGATCTCTATGCGGTGGATAAAAGGCACCAGCATTCATACGTATAAAAAAGCTTCTTCCCATGTCAAAATATTTAAAAACAGAATGCATGGATGTCATTTTATTAGCTGCTTCAGTAGGATACATGAATTCATCTTCTTTTGGCTTATATCCTATCTTTGCTTCTATATGAGATAAACCTGTCAGCGCTGTTGGTTCGTCTCCTTTTAAACCATATAGAAGAACTGAATGCCTATCATTCAATACACCTTCTCTAGGTTGAAATGGTCTAAACCAATTATTATCTGTGAACTTTTTGACATTAAGAAAATATTCTTCTTCGTCTATAATAAAATCTGTAGGAACCCAATCTCCTAAAACTTGCAATTGTAACTCACAGGCCACATCCTGTCTAGTAGGCTCAAGCTCTTTGTACATTTCGTCATAGCGAACATGTTTAGGTTTATTACTATATAACACGTGTTCTTTTCCTATGGTTATATAGCTCCTTTGTTTCAATTAGTTTAGGTGCCCATTGATCACGATGCTCTTTAAATACAAGAGGTTCATGACCATCGACATCCATAATAATTACTACATTAGTGATAGGCATACCAGTACGCTCTTCAAACATAATGGCGTAACCTGCACCCTGCATAAAGTAGTTAGTAATCTTATCACGTTTCTTTGGATAGCGAGATGTCTTCCAATCTAGGATTGATGGAACACCGTCAAATTTAGCTACACAATCACATCTTCCAGCTAGACCAAGGTACTTACTATATAAAGGTACTTCAAGTCCATAGATTTCTTCTAACCTTTGATCGAGTATGGGTTTAACATTAGAGAGGCTGGCTCTAATATCAGGCATAAAATCATTAGTAGGTTCGTTTTTGAGGTATGCTTCTATAATAGAGTGTACTTTGGTGCCACGGGTAGCGGCGCGGTGAGAGATCTTATTTGCCTCTTCCTCGCCGACCCGTGCACGCCATGCTTGTATAGCATCCTCACTAAGGACACTTAAGACTGTAGTGATGCTTGGAAAATCACCCTCAGGCGTTTTGTAAACGCGACCACTTTCCGATGTCGTGGCCTCCAGATCCTCGTAGTCTAGTGGTATTTTTTTGTGTGTAAACATCATTAATCTTCGATTCACTTTTGTTAATAGACAATTTTTTATTGCGATCCTTCTTCTTATTCCTAGGATCCCATTTGCCGTACTTAGCCACCTTATTTATTCCTTATCTAAGATTTAACATTTCTTTAGTCATAATATAGTCCCTTACAAAGTCTGAACGAACGATATCCTTCCAAGTGAATTCGATCATTTCAAACTTGTTTAGTTGTTCTAAAATTGCAAGGAAACTAACTAGACCCTGCTTATCCTTTTCCTTATCAAAGTCTGATTGATAGTAATCACCACAGAAGATCATTTTACAATTATCTCCTGCTCGTGTAATTACTGAGTCCAACTCATGAAAGTTAAGGTTTTGCATCTCGTCTACGAGGAGAATGCAGTTATCGTAAGTAGTACCTCTTATAAATGAGGTGCTTACGAACTCTATCTTACCCTGTAAGTTAAGCTTATCCCAAGCATCACCTACATCCATAATATCAGCGGCAATCCCGATATATGGTGTAGTGTATGCTTTCTTTTTCTCAGTCTCATCACCTGGTAAGAAACCAATATCACGCGTAGGTACAATTGATCGTAAGATAATCAATTTATCATAAGGCGTGGTTTTATCTAATACTTCCTCAAGGCCAAAGTACATGCCGAGGAATGTTTTACCTGTACCAGCAGATCCACTTAGGACTAGGTTATTACCAGAGTCCCAAGCTTCTCGTGCTAATTTTTGATTTAATGTAAGTGCGTCAAACTCAAACATATGCTCAAGCCTAAATGAAGACGATCCAAATGATCTGCTCATACTTTAATGGTGTTCCCCGCGCCGGCTTGAGATTTAATAGTTTTAAGTCTATCCTTCCATGCATCGGAAGTTAATCTTAAACTACCACCGTTGGCACCTACAATAGCAGTAGGCTGTACCTGCTGTATATGATTAGGATTTTTTAGTTTATAGTCATCGAGTTCACTGATCCTTAGATCAATGTCATACTCTATACCACTTTCATTGTTTAAAAACGTGTAGGTTGGCATTATACATTCCACTCAAGTTGATCTTCAATAGCATGTTGTGCTACCTGTATATATTCACGATCTTCCTCAGAGAGGACGGACCAAAGTTTACTTACGGTATACGTATGTTGCATAACCTCATCAGGCTTTTCTAGATGGTAATTTGACTCCATCCATTCTTGCAATTGGTCCATACGTTCATCAATTTTTTGCTGTAAAACTCGCTTTAAGAATTCTGCCATTATGCTTTTCTTCCTGCTATAGTCATACGTCTATATAGTTTAGCTAACTTATCTAATTCTGGATGATCATGGATCCACATGCCAGTATCCGGTTCGAACTTTTCCTTAAAAAACTTATCCATGACGTCATGACCAGTAGCAATAGAAGGACGAATCCTTTTAGCTAACTCGTCGAAGTCATAGTCGGTCATAAGGTTTTCATTCATAAACTCATAGGCATATGCTGCCAGAGATAAACGAATACGAGCTCGCCGTTCCTCTTCAATGGCGAGCTGCAGTTCCATAGGTGTACACGGTCCCATATCAAGCTACCTTTTTATATTGATCATACCAATACTTCGAAGAGTCTCGAAGCGTTTCGTTTGCTTTTCTTATGTATTCAAGAGTTTCAAGCAAAGTTGTCTTACGAAGCTCATCGACTGAGTCATCGTGTTTAAAATGATCTTGAATAATTTCTTGAACAAAGTTAATATAAGGACATGTGTTAGGTGGAACCTTAGGTGCTTTGTCCTTACAGGCTTGAATACGATTGTCTTTTGCAGTTACTTTTCTAGCCATGATATTCTCCAACTCCTACTTGTGCGATAAGTTTAAGTTTGATGCCACGTTCACGCAGCATTTCGATACCATCTAACTGTTCGTCTTCTGTTAGGTGCCTCCAACCACGGATTTCATCCGGTGTTCTATAGCAACCTAGACAGTAGCCGTCTGCTCCTTGTTGACAGACTTTGATGCAAGGGGAATATTTTGCTTTAGGCATATTGAAACCACTCCGGTACAGGGCGTTTAGACCATACCATTTTGAAACGGTCTTGTTTGGTTTGATAGAATGCACGATACGATTCAACAACATCGTCAAACATACATTCTGGATTAGACTTCATAGCCAAAGGTTGTTTGGTAACACGATCACCAGAAAGAATATTAAAAGGCATTTGTATAAGTACTTTACGCAATAGAGTATCAGTACCATGTACTTTACCATAGCGATAAGTATACTCGTCACATAGAGCTCTAAAGTGATCGTAGTGCCAATAATAGTTCATAGAATTTTTCATTGTCCATAAGGTACATGGGTGCGACTCATGAACATTTTTGTATAATACATCGTCACGCTCGTCTGGCAATTTAAAGTATTTAACCATACGTTTACCAGACTTAGATGGACGAAGTGATGGAGTACCATCTAATAGACGATGGGCAGTGGATAACATTTGAGCAGACTCGACAATCATTTTAACTACATGCTTATCACATTGCAGTTGAGCTGCTTTGATTGGATCTTGATCTAGAATAAAAAGATTCATGGTGGTATACCTTCCCTCCGCAAAATACTAGTTATTATACCACACAGAGGGAAGGTTGTAAACCATTTCTGTGATTTTTTTTGTTAACAAAATCAAAGGGTTACGTTTTTTATGCTACTAGTAGTTCCTCCTCAATTTCCTCAATGGTAGACGAAAGATAGTCACGTTTTAACATAATTTTACGCATGAGATCAATTCTCCCTTGTTTTTTTAGTTTTACGATATAGTGATCTAGTACATTTACGTCTTTGCGAAGTCTTTCGATTTGAGGTTGAATCATTTTGTCTCCTAAAACGACAGAAGGGTCCGCTTCTAAAAACGGACCCCTAAACTGTTTAGCTTGTTGAATGATTATCACCACTGCCTTACCAATCCTGGAAATGCTTCGTCTATAACTGGTTTTGAGATACCTGATTTATATGGCCACTCTTTATTAATCATATTAATAACTACCTTAGCATCCTCAGGGTGTACTGATTCAAGGATGCTTATAAAGATATTTTCACGTTTATATGGTGGCATTTTATCTCCTGCACCACCCTTTACAATATACTTAAAATCTACGTTTCTACGTTGTAGATCTGATGGGTGGTTATGAGCTTCGCACTCAGTATAGGGAGGAGCACCTTCTGGTAAATTAAAGGTGATGGTTTTATCAAGAGATGCACGTATAACGTCCTTTAGTGCCCACGTCTCGTTCTCTTTTAGTATTTTTATTTTATCTGCTTTTGCTCGAGCTTTACTTGCCTTGTCAAGGACTTCAAATACTTTCATGAAATGAAATCTCCAATGTCTTCAATCAATCGTTTACATCTCTTTTGTACGAGGTATGGGAACACTTTGCCTTTATTGTGCCAAGGATCCTGTCCCTCAAACGTATTTATAATTTCGTGTTTTACATGGTCAGGGCACATGGTAAGATCAATCATCCGTTGATTTCGGAGGTAGTTACGGTAGACATCCTCACCAAGGCCCTTCCCATTAGTCTCAATAAGAAGTTCTTTTTTCTTCTTACTAAGAGGCGTTTGACGACGACCTTCAATGAAGACCTTATCGTCAGATAACACGTTAGGTACTCCATCACCAGAGTCACCCTTTAAAACATGTTCAGCTAATCGAAGACGTGGATTTTCTTCCTTGATAAACTTTTTAGTCATAGGAGAAAACTGTTTGACATTATTATGTACTTGCAGTTGAGCAAAGTCTTTATCGGCAGATACGATCATAACATCTTCATACTTGCCGAACTCCTGTGTTTCAGCAACTATTTGAGCTATAACATCGTCTGCCTCACAACCCCATACATGCATAACTTTATATGGAAAGTTCTCAGCTATCTCATCTCGTACCATGTTGGTGATACGGAATACTTCATCCCAATCAAGACTAGACTCGTCACGAGACTTTTTACGATTAGCTTTATATTCAGGATATACATCCTTACGCCAGTTACCGCCAGCATCAGCCACAATAACAACTTCACCATATTCCTTAAACTTCTTACGATACAATCGGATAGAATTAAGGATCATATGTCGAATGAGATTCTCATCAACAGCAAGCTTCTGGACAACAATATTACCTATTGCTATACCATTATAATCAATGATAATCATGGTCTACCTCCATTTGATATACTATTCTACCACAGTTTACTTGGTTTGTAAACCCCTAGAATTCACTTTTCCACCAATAAATTCATTATAATATTCCTCTTTGAACAGCACTTCGCGGTCAATTTGCTCTTTCATCTCATAATAGGTCATCTCAGTCTTAGTCTTACACAGCCTAAGAATCTCACGACGGAACTGTACTCCGCCTTCTACAAGCAATTTAACTTCCTCATTGGATCCATAGTACTCCTTCCAATCGGACTCTTGTTTCACAGTCCTCTTGCGCTTCTGTCCTTTTAATGGACGAAGTTTCCTAATAGACCAGAAGTTCTTCTTGCCTACGTACATTTTATTATTTGATAAGTTTGTGATTAGATATACGAATCCTTGATAGGATTCATCTGCTTCAGTGAAGGGTTGATTCTTGTAATACCACATGGAGATATGTATACAATTCCTTTGCATAGGCAATGTGAACAAGTCTCATTCATCTTCTTCTTCAAACTCATCGTCAATAGAATCTTCTTCTAACTCTACAATAACATTAAGACTTGAACAGTAAGGACAAGCTTCTGGCTCATCCTTACTATATTCATTTTGCACAAAGCAAAGCTCACTACAATCTTCGCATTCTAGGCGCCATCCATAGCTCATGCGGCTTGTTCTTCCCAGCCCCAATCGCCTTCCATACCATTAACTGAGTATTCTGTAACACGCTTCTCAAAGAAATTATCGTGTGATGCTCCATTTAATACCCAATCAAGCCAAGGTAATGGATTATCCTTTTGTTTGAATTTAGTCTTCAATCCAAGTTGCAGGAGTCTACGGTCTGCCACATATCGAATATATGACTTAACCTCTTCCTTTGTAATACCTTGAACATCATTGTTCTTAAATGCCAGTTCTACGAATTTATCTTCAAGCTTCACTGCTTGCTTTGACATCTCATAGATCTGTGACTTTAGTTCATCGTTAACAATCCGTGGATGCTCTTCACAAAACTCACGGAATAGTTTAGCATTACCTTGAACG